GAATCTTACTACCGTAGCACTATCTCCATCTGTCTTAGTGACAAAAGATTTACCATCTATTAAAAATTGTTCGCTAGTGACAGACATTAATATCTTTTTAGTTATTTAGTCTTAAACTTTGCATAAGAAAGTGAACGCATATAATCTATCTCATCATTCTGTATGATATGTAGGTTTCCTACTATCTCATTCCATGTATAGTTCCTTGATGTACCCCAATGAAAGTTAAGTCCTCTGAATCCCCATCTATCCACATAGGTAACAGCAACTAGAGGGAACTCATCAAACACACCAGGAGTTTTAGCATTATATACAAAGGTATAGTAGTTACCTGCATCAGGAACTACTTCTGTTTGAGTGAACACCTCCATGATGTTCATCATAATATCATCAGCATCATTTAGTTCTTCAATTTGTTCTTGAAGTTCTTCTGTTCTTTCTGACATTACTTGATACCTAACTCATCTTCTGTGATCAGTTTAAATTCAATTCTCCTATCTAAACAATACTCTTGTGCTGCTTTCCATTTAGCTTGGTTGATAGCATAGGTAGTAAGCTCATAGATATATGATTTAGTCACCCTAGATGTTTTCTTTGGTGGTTTGGTTTGCTTCTTTGGTTTCACCTCAATCACATAAGTTTTTATTTTTCCATTACTTTCTTTCACTTTTATTAGAAAGTCTGGGAAGTATCTATGAAGTTTTAAATCTTTAGGAGACATGTATGGAATACATACCTCTTCAGAAGCCCATGATATAATATCTTTAGTCAGGTCACAGTATCTACAGAACTTACGTTCCCAACTACTACGACATATTATATTTTCTGTATTGCCTTTATATTTTTGAGGGTACTTTGGTGTGTACCTACTCTTAATACTTTCAGCCATCTCTTATACATAATATATAATCTAAAATATTTATAGATGGCACGCGCCTTAAATAAACTATCAGTATCTAAGATAAAGGCTAACTTACTTAATATAGCGCAGTCTTCTTTATATAAGATGACTATACCTATTCCTACAGCAGTAAGATCTACTTTAAATTTAAATGATGGCGACTATGAAAATATTAATTTGTTGTGTTCTGAAGCCACTCTTCCTGGTTCTAGTTTAACTACTCATGATGTTACTAATGATTATCATGGTGTCACTGAGAAGATGGCTTATAGAAGGATGTATGATGAGACAGTGGGATTAACTTTTTATGTTGATAGGGATTACAAAGTAATACAATTAATTGAAGGGTGGATGGATTATATAACTGGTATTGATGATAAGCAAACATATAAAAAACCTTATGCTAGTTATAGGATGGCTTATCCTTCTTCCTATAAGGAAAATATGTTCTTAACTAAGTTTGAAAAGGATCAGTTTACTAGAGACTTCAGTGAAACCAGAGGAGGTACTAGAACTACATCCAGAACTGTTCTTGAATATACTTTTGTTAATGCTTTTCCTTTATCTTTGACTGCTATCCCAGTATCATATGATGATAGTCAGGTTTTAAAATGTAGTGTATCATTTAATTTTATTAGATATGTTATGGAGAGGAAAAAATCACTTGTTACTGGGGGAGATTTTGATACAGCTTTTTATCAGGCAAGAGATCTTATAGTAAATAGCCCTCAAAATTAATTTAATAAATAAGACACTGAAAGAATTATTATGCCATTACCTACTATTGTTACGCCAACCTATGAACTTGAGTTGCCATCTACTGGAAAGAAAATAAAATATAGACCCTTCCTTGTTAAAGAAGAAAAACTTTTGGTATTGGCATTGGAGACTGAGAATACTAAAGATATTTCAACAGCTATTAAAACTGTATTGAAGAATTGTATTCAAAGCAGAGGAGTGAAGGTGGAGAATCTTCCTACCTTTGATATTGAATTTCTATTCCTTAACATCAGAGGGAAGTCTGTTGGTGAAGAAGTTGAAGTTAATTTAATTGCTCCTGATGATGAGGAAACACAAGTACCAGTGACTATTAACCTTGATGATATTCAAATTCAAAAGACTGAAGATCATACCAATAAGGTTAAGTTAGATGATGCTTTAACTATGGAGATGAAGTATCCATCATTAGATCAGTTTATTAAAAGTAATTTTGATTTTACTGAAGAAGTAAATATGGATCAGTCATTTGATTTGATTGCATCTTGCATTGATAAAATTTATAATGAAGAGGAGGTATGGTCTACTGCTGACTGTACTAAGAAGGAAGTGAAAGAATTTCTTGAGCAGATGAATAGTATGCAGTTCAAGGAGATTGAAAAGTTCTTTGAGACAATGCCTAAGTTATCTCATAGTGTGACCTTTACTAATCCTAAGACTAAGGTTGAAAGCACTGTAGTATTGGAAGGGTTATCGTCTTTTTTCGCTTAGGTATGGTACACATGGATCTAGAGAGTTATTATAAAATTAATTTCGCTCTATTGCAGTACCATAAATATTCATTAACAGAAGTTGAAAACTTAATCCCTTGGGAGAGAGACATCTACATTGGTATGCTAAAACAACATCTTGAAGATGAAAAATTAAAGCAACAACAAGCTAATGCCTAGCACTCGTCCAACAGTAGATCCAGTATTAGATGTCCTAGAAGAAATGGGATATGATTTTGACGAGCTTGATGGTGATGGTTATAAAAGATCAATTCAAGAAGCAATGTTTAGAACCCATCCAGATACTGGAGGGAAGAGTGCTGATACTGAGAAGTTTTCTATATTAAATGAAGAATTTAAAAAGATAAGGAGACCTAAAGCTGTAGAAAAGGAGACCACTGTTAAAGGAAAGAATGTTAATAAAGCTAAACTTCTTCCTGGTACTACATTCCGTCCTCAAGATATTAAACCAGATAATGAAGCAGAGATAGGTGATGATGAAGATAAGAAGAAGGATGTTATTTCATTTTTAAATGGAGATGTTAAAGATAAACTTGAGGAGATTAATCAGAGTGTCATAGAAATTAAGGATGTAGTAGTAACTCAAGGAGATCTTGCTGATGATAGAGATGAGGAGTTAAGAAAATCTATTCTTGCTGCTAAGAAAAAGAAAAGAGAGGATAAGTTAGAGAAGAAGAAGACTGTAAAAGATAAGATGCTTGAGAGCGTCACCAAACCAGTAGGAAATTTTCTTAATAAGTTAATCAAGTTTGTGATGATGACCTTTGTTGGGTCAGTTGTTAATAGGGTGCTAGCTCTTCTTAAAGATCCTGCTCAATTTTTAGATCCAATTAAACAATTTTTTAATTTTATTATTGGTTTAGTTAATGCTGTGATGAAAGGACTGTGGATGATTACTGGCGCGCCAATGAATTTTATTATTGGTGGTATTAATAATGGAGTAAAGTCTTTACTAGATGCTCTTAATAAAGCAACTGCATTGCTTAAGATACCTGCTATAGATTCACCAGAAATTCCTATGATTCCTGGTCCTCCTGAGTTTCAGTTCATACCTTTATCTAAAACAGCACAAGAAAAGAATGCTGCAGTGGGAATGTCTGAGGGTGGAGTGGTTCCTGCTATGGATGGTGTAGATGGAATGGATGGTATGAGTGGTGTAGATGGTGCAGATGGATTGGAAGGACTTCCTGGTCTTGGTGGTGGAGGTGGTGGTACTAATGCAATTACTGATAAGGCAACTACTAAATCTCTTGGAACAAGAACAAAAGATATTGGTAACTTGTTTGCTCGTCCTTTTAGAGATAAATCAGAAGTAGTAGATCCTAGATCACAGTTCGCCACTGGTTTTAGTGGAGGTGGATATGCTGCTCCTTATCCAGAAGGAGATAGTATACTTGGTCTTTCTCCTTCCTTCTCAGGATTGATTGGATATAATAAAGGAGGTCAAGTTCCTGGTTCTGGTAATAAAGACACAGTACCAGCAATGTTAACACCAGGTGAGTTTGTGATGAGTAAAGGTGCTGTTAATCAGATTGGGGTTGATAACTTAAAGGAGATGAATGCTGCTGGTGGTGGCAATAATCAGCCTAAGTTGATGAAGTTTTCTGGTGGTGGAGAAGTTCCTGAGATTGGAACTCCTCCTAGTAAAGGTAGAAATGTTGTTGTGATAGGTGGAGGAAAACAATCCTCTCCTAATGTATCTTCCTCTGGAAGTGGCACAAACAACACTCCTGTTTTCTCATCAGTTGATCCTAATAATGTGAATATACCTGTGATTAAATCAATCTATAATATAATGAGTTAAGATGCCAGCAATAACAGGAACAGTACTAGTAAATTTGGGTAAGCAGTTGCTTAAGAACATGGCGAAGAAAGCCGTCAAAGCAACTGCTAAGAAGGCTGTGAAGTCTGTTGTTAAAAAGAAGAAGGTGAAGGGGAAGGATGTTGCAAAGAAAATGTTTGGTGGAGAAGAGAAGGGAGGTGCTTTAGCTCTTGCTCCCAAGGCAGATCTAGTTCCTAGTCCAGGTGGAGATCTTGTTAAACCAAAAGAAACAGGTGGAGAGATAGTTAAAGTAAGTGGAACTGCTGCAAAGGATTTAGGTCTTAATTCATTCATGGAATCTTTAAGTAAGATTCAAACTAATGTAGATGCTATTAAGGTTGCTATAAATGATAACAATAAGGATACTATTGATAGAATTGAAGATCAGAGAATATTAAATGCTAAGTTAGCTAAAGAAGCAAGAGAAGATGAGTTAGAATCTAAAGGTGGTGGTATAGGTAAGAAATTATTAAAGCCAATTAAAGATCCTGCTGATGATTTCTTAACAAGGATGGCTAAGTTTGCCACCATGACTCTCCTTGGAACTCTTATTGTTGCATTGATGAATGGGTCAAGAGATATTATATTAGCATTTAGAATTGGTATTGAAGCTATTAAGAAAGGATTACCTACCTTACTTAAAGGAGTAAAGGCTCTTAAGTCTGGTATAGGTAAAGCATTTAAATTAGCACTGCGTCCATTTAAATCCCTTGGTAATTTAATTT